TACGATCTTTAAACTCAGGTTTGTATTCATATTCATAAATCAAGAGACCGTTAGGTAACTGACCAACCACTTCAATATTTTCTTTAGTGCGGATGTCAGAACCTAAAGCTACAGCGCCAGGACCGCCAAGTGCGTAGCGTAATCCAATACCACCTAATGTACCAACCATAGAACCAAATCCAGCTGATCCTGCAGCATTAGCCTGCTGCTGTGCACTATATGCGTTAACATCAGCATTGTATTTCTGGACACCAAGCTGACCAACTTGACCCCAGCCTTGCAGTGCACCCATATTAGCTTGATTCATAGAGCTACTCATAGCACCATAGTTAGCCATAGGTACTTGACCGGCTTGTAAAGCTTGATTTCCTGCGTTAAGAGCAAGGCCTGTAGAAGTCGCTTGATTACCAAACTGACCTTGTGACAAAGCAATTGCATCCATTTTCTTAGCCCAGCCTAACTGCTCAGCAGCAGTACGAGCACGATTAGCAGCCGCAGAACCAACCGCAGCTTCCATAATAGCATTGGCATTTCCTGTAGCTACAGCACGCCCAGATGTTGGATCAATACCAAAAGACTGTAAACGACGTTGCTCATCTGCTGCTTTAATGCCAAATGCAGACTTAACGTCGCCAAGGGCTTCAGCAGCTATACGCTCACGGTTTGCTGCTGTGTCATATTCTTCGGCAGCTTTATAAATACTAGCTCGCATCGGAGTGCCATATTGCTCAAACTCAGCCATAGTCTTTTTAGCGGAGCTAATCTGCATTTCTTGAAGCTCTTTATCTAAAGCAAACTGTTCATCTGCTCTTATGTCTTGTTTTTCAGCCTGTTCTTTCATTTTTGGCCAAACTTCAGCTTTCCAAGACTCAAGATACTCTCTAGAAATCTTGGACATTTCCAGCTGAGCAAGCCCAATATTAGGATCAGGAGCAGGAGCTGAGCCGCCGCCGCCTTTACCGCCGCCTTCTAGAGTCATACCATACGATAAAGGCCCTCTTCCCCCTCTGGGAGAAAATGCCCGCTCGGGTAGCATCGATTCTAAGTCATATCTCATCGTTTAATCTCCAGCCATCGGCACTCTTCTTTTAGCATGCCATACAAAATTAAGTTACTTCCGTCACTAGCACCTTTACGAATTAAACCTTCCCGCTTAAACCCAAGATGCTCATCAAATCTTTGTGCGTCCAAATTGTCTTCTCTAACAAGCCCAGTAACTCTGTTGCATTTTACCTGCAAAAAAGGGTAAGCAAAACAACGATATAGGTAATCCTTAGTCATCCATCGCCTACCTGGTACTGCTGCTACGTGCATACTTATAGAAGGTCCTGTCCACCAGTTAAATACCACACCAGCAATTAATTCACCATCTTCTTCTAGCCCAATTGCCGCAGCATCACCAAAGTCATCTTCGTCGATTCTAGAACCGACCCAAGGTAAAATCCTGCTTTCTTGTCCATAAATTACTGTTTTCATTAGGTTTACTTACCTATATACCACATATACATCCTATTGTAAATCACTGTCCGGATGCATTCAATCTAATAATTATCTCATTTACTTTACTAATTACATCACTTAAAGACGCCGTAGAGTCAAGAGTTACAATTTCCCCAATACCAAGCCGGGCGCCTGTGATTGTTTCTACGTTTTCCTTGATAGCCGCAATCGCCTGATTTAGAGTTCTATCAGTCGTGTTAACTGCGGGAATACCAGGTTTTCTAAAAGCCATTACGGAGCAACCTGCCTAAGTTCACCGATTGAACTAGCTAGTGCAACCATACGGGTAGGGGTATTTCCTGAAACACGAATCTCATATACATACCCTTTTTGCAGTGCTGGTAACCTAAATGGCTCTTGAGTTAAAACGTCTTTTTCAAATATCTGGACCCCATCAGCATATAAAATAATAGTAATAAACCTGTTTGTGCCTAATAACGGAATGTCTAGCAATAAACTTCCGTTGAAAGAAAACTGATTTATATAACCTGTATTAAACTGCCCTTCTACGTTTCCAGCATTTCCTGCAAACAATGCTGCGTTTATAGCTTCTACATAAGCCACATAAGCATTGTAAGCATCTAGATCGTCCATAAAGCCAAAGTCTGCCTGAACTTTCATAGCCCCAAAGTTTGTTGGGTTAGGCATTACAAACTTCTTAGATAACCACTCAAAAGTTGTAAAGTTTATAGGGGAAGCATCTAGTTGGTAAACACGGTTATCAAAGTTACTTATTGCGTAAATATCTGAAGTGCTACGATCCACAAATAAAGAACGAGCTGGAAAATCTAAATTTACTAAAGGAGGTATATCTCCCCTAGACAAAACAAAACCAGTACGAACAATACCATCGGGGGAGTAAAAACCCATATACATATTGTTATAAATTGTCCCGACAATCGTTTCTGGTTGGAGGGCTTGCCATTCGTCTCGGGTATAGAGAGGTACAGTTACGACATCTTGAGTACCAGACCCTATAGAAACCAAGCCGTTCGGAGATGCATAAAGCACGCCGTATTGATCCGAAGCAATAGATTTTTTAGATACACATGGCTGCGGGATTGGAAGCTTTTGTTGTGTCATTGATGCAGGCGACACACCCGAAATAAGGTATGGGAATCTTGTAGTTAGAACAACTAATGTATTTTCATAAACCCCAAGCCCAACAATAGGATAATCAACTGTCAAAGCATAAATATCAGGCCAAGCGTGAGGGTAATAAGGTTCAGAAAAGAAAACTTGATTTCCTTCAAAAGCAGCCAAGATACCGTTAGGCATGGCTACTAAGCCTTTCATGCCTGTAGGCGGGGTTGTCCAATATAAAGAAGGCAGTTCAGCACCTAGTTGACCCACGGTTAAGCTATCTACATAACTAGACGTAGCAATTGGAATTTCAGCTACAAAGCTATAAATAACGTTAGTTGCACCAGTAATAGTTCTGTAAATACGACGATGTGTGATGTTATATCCTGTCGTGGGAGCTGCTGAAAATGCAGAAACTGTAACTGTTGTACCAGGTGCGGTACTGACTGAGACTGTAGCAGCCGGACTTGGAGCGGATTCCTCTTTAACTGTACCAAAGGTGCTTACGTACGTATAGACGTACGCTCTTGTTTCTGTAGGCGCAGTACTACTAGATGCTGATAATGTTGCGGCGGCTGCAGGGGCAGGAACACCCATATACAACCATGCATCGGGGAAAGGTCTTGTACCAGCCCCGTTAGTTGTTGCTAATGCATAGTTAGTCTTTTTAGGAGCTCCATCGCCTGTATAGTAATATCGAAATTCATTAATATCGGCAACTGGACCGGGCACCATATCTACATCGGTAGCCCATTCTAGCCAATATTGATCCCCGCTAGGACTATCAATATAGTAAATAGTTTGAACGTTAGCAGTAGTTGGAACATACTCTAAAACAGGATCTGCCCATGAGCGAAGCTCACGAGACTGTAGTTTTACATTGTTTGCTAGCTGAGCTTGGTTAGCCTCAAGCTGGGTAGGGCCTGTCCTAGGAACAATTCCTGAGAAGTCTTCGACCTTAATAAATGGCATAGCCCTACCTTTTTAGATTACTTGTCTGCTTCTTCGGCTTTTTCTTTAGCCTTTTTAGCAGGTTTTTCTTTGTTTAACGCATCAAGCATTTCTTTACCCTCAGGGGTAATTTCAAACATGCCATCTTCGTTTGTTTTACCAACAAAAACACGCTTATCTAATATGCCGCAAATTAAATTACCAGCAACGATTTCAGCGTTTAACTTCTGTTGTACTTCGTCAAATGTGTAAGCCATGTACTTCTCCTTATGTAAAAAACTATTTTAGCTTAAAAACAAGGCTCTCTCGTCGTTTCTACGAGTTACCAAGCCTTTCAGTACTTTACCCCCAGCCAGCGTATATTTCAAGAACTCCTCTGCCGCTTCTTCCATTTCGCCCCGAATAACCTTCTGACGGAGGGTGCTGCGCTGTAGTGTTCCCAGACCAACATTAAAGCTAAAAGATACAAGAGCATCGAATTGACCTTGAGTGAGCTTGACAGGACAGAAGCGTTCAACACCTCGCTCAAAGCGATTAAGATCGTCTCTAAGAATGTCATCTACTTCCTCCATCGAAAAGGTACGGTCGTCTTTGTATTCCAGCGGATATGCATCCCGTTCGTCTATTTTTAACGCACCTTGCCGTGGGTAGAGTACATGACCCACACCAATCGTCCACAATTTTGCGGGACAGCGGTAGGGACGCTGGCGAACGCCTTCGTGGTGCTTAATCATTTTTATGGCTTTATCGCTTACTTTCACTTCTTAAATGCCTGTGTTCCAAACCAGAAAGAAACAATAGATGCCCAGATAATCTGGGTTTCGTCATCCCATAGGAGATTTAGGGCTACGTCAAATGGTACTTCTCGATGGAAGGCAAACCAGAACCCAAACAGTTCTACGAACATAAACATGATGAACATACCGTAAGTAATGGCTGGTCTGACCATAGCTCTAGCGTTAGTAACCCACTGGGAAGCACCTTTGCCAATCTCGATGTCATGAGCATATAAAGAAGCTCTTTCCTGGGCTTGGGTCTCCATCTGGACTTGCTCGGTGCGGATCTCTTCTACACGAGCTTGAGCGGCATAACCCGCTTCCATAAGTTTTAGTTCCCGTTCTGTCTGCATAGCAGCCATAGCCAGCTCATGCTTCTTATCGGACTTATCTTGGAAAAACCCTAACAGGTTAGGCAATCCGCCGGAAAGGAACGAAATTAGTGTTGTAAATAAAGTAATCATTGTTTAGTGCCCCATACTATGTAATAAGCAATCCAAGCAGCTGCCATAAAGCACCAAAACTGCACCCATTTAACTTTTGACAACTCTGCATCA